GGCGGTGTTTACGCTTGCTCCAGCAGTACCAGCGCGGAGGTTGCTCGCTTGGACTTCACCAGCGTCAGTCTTAACGATCTGAGCCACAGAAGCACCAAGCTTACAAGCTTCCATCTCCAGCTTTTGCAGATCATCGAGATCGTGGAGATCGTTGATGACAGCGGAGACAAACGGAAGACCTCTAAGCTGACCGGGACGATTCGGCTCGTAGATATGTACAACCGAGTCAGAGGGAATGGAGCGAACATCAGTCAGGTTACCCTGAGTTTTTTCCGATCCAATAAAGTATGATATCGCTCGTCCGGTACGAGGATCAAATCGGATGCCATCAAATACGGTCTCATCTGCTTGCATCCCTACCGGAGTCGCAATGGATTGAGCCTCAATAAGCTGCAATCGAGGTTTGCCAGTGTCTCCTTTGGTGAGCAGCAGGAACGACTCACCATCATAGAACCAACCGCGAGCGGCTTGCCCCATCAGAGTAGAGAACGACTGACGGGAACCGATATCGGGATATCTAGACCAGACATCAAACCACTTCTTGGCTTTGAGGTTCCAAGCGGAATCGCTGGAGGCTGGTTGAACCGAGAAGCTGGAGCCAACGGTGTAGGACTCAAACAAGTCGCCAAGCCTATTTAGAACAGCGTTGTTTTGCTCAAAAAAGCGAGACTTGCGAACGATGGCTTGACGGGTCGCGCTTGTAACATCAAACCGCGCTGAAGTGTAAGAGGTGTCAAGATACGAACGACGCAAAGACTGACCGGCTCCTTCGTATTTGTTTACGGGAGCAGGAAACAGCTTGTCCGCTATGTTTTGAAGGAATCCCATTAGCTCATTCGGGTTGTGGCTTCACGACGGAATTGCGTGAAATCCCCATAATACCGAGTGGTTGAAACCAGAACGGCGGTCAGCATCTTGTTGTAAATCTGGAGATCGGTTGGACTAGCGATCCCATCACCAGAAAGAAGCGTTACAGCGTAATCGTAATCCGTTAGCAGAGACTCCCACATTTCCAGCATCTCAATTGGAGCGGCTGTCCCCTTACCGGGTTCAGCGAATTCAACGGAAACGTCAGAGCTAGAAGTGCTACGGACCACATTTCCGCTCTCCATTGAGTTAGCGGAAACAGTCAGCTTTGCCGTTAAAGCCTCAAGCAATGTCAAAGCGGCTTTGCTCGCGTAGGTCGTACGCAAGTAACTCCGTTTTGTTGCTACTGTGTATGTGAACACTTGCGCGGACTATCAACAGACTACCAAGTTTGTCAACCACTAGAATTTTCCGAGGTACTGGAAGTTAGGTCTCCCCACAACATAACCATTGCCAACTGCATGATTTCACAGTCATGCAAATGGTCCGGCCAACGAGTGTTTCGCTTGAACCATAAGTGCTTGATCCTACCGGAGCGGTTGGCTGTTGGCTTAAGAAGATGGCTGTCTAGATGCTTCCAATAGGTATCAGAATCGCTCGCAAAAGCCCCTTCAGCTTCTAGCGGAGCGGGTAGGCTACAAACACTCCATTGATGAGTCTCGGTCCCTTTACGGAGCCGCTGGAGCACCTCACGCATATGCTCGGTATCGAAAACCAACAACGGTTGTACAGCGTCAGTCCGCATCGAGGTTGACGTTGTAATGCCAAATGGATGGATGGAGCCGGTCTTAGACGTAAATCTAGCTCCGGTCTCTCGTCCCTTCATCGGTAGCCAGCCAATCAGCATTGGCTTTCGCAGACCTCCCTCTGGCGGATACCGTAGACCGCAGGGATAGTTTATTGGGCTTCCGCTGCTCTGCGAGAACTCAGCGCAAGCATCGTACACCGCTTGAGTGTTGTAACCGGAATCAACGCCAACATCCATATCGTGGACGTTGTACTGAAGTTGAATCCTGCGGAGTGCGGCAAAGTCGTCTGCGTGACCGGCTCCAACAAGACGAGAGTTCCCTTTGAGCCACTCGCGGCAGACCCACCACAAGAACGGAGCCGCAGCTTGTACGTCAGCGGTTAGATAGCGTCTTGCTTCAGGGATTCCCGCATCAGATACAATCTCGACTCTGTCCTGTTGAGTCTCCTGATTTTCCCACGGTTCTGCCAACATTCCGTTGATGAATCCCTGCAATCCCATCATCGAGGATTTAGCCTCCAAGAACGCGACAGCAAGATTTCCCCAAGTGCATTTGCGATCTGGGGAGTAGAGAGACGACAAGTGGTAAGACCTTACGCTCGGGAGGCTGGCTTTGTTTTCCGAAATCCATTTGCCGTGACGTAACCCTGCGACTTTCTGGCTGTCGCTTATCTTTCCCTGACACAATTGGCAGACGTAGTGCGCTGTGGTACGAATGCGCTGCCAGTCGGGTCGTCCGTCTTCTAGTTTCTCGTTCTCCCAAGTTACTTGTCGCCACTCCAGCTTGATATGCTCTCGGCAATATGGACACGGGATGTAATACCTACGCTGGTCCCCTCGCAGATAACGCTGCCAGATTCTCCCCTCCGAGGTTGTGGGAGTGCTAGTAAAGAACGCTTTTGAACTGGAGAACGCTTTAAGCCGCTGCTCGGCAAGATCCAGAGCGTCTGCTTCTTTAGCCGTAGCATCAGCAAACTTGTCCACCTCATCTGCAACTAGGATCCTGACGGGACGAGACGCTAGATTTGCCGGTGAGTTAGAGCCGACAAAGGTGAGAGTACAGCGGTCGAATTGCTGCTCCAGATTGGTGATCTGGTCTTTATCCGTAGGGAACCGCGCGACCATAGCAGGAGAGTCTTCCAGCATTGGCAACCAGCGCGACTTGCTGAAGCTACGAGCCAGATTCTCAGACGGCATCAACCACAACGCAGGAGATGGCTCTACGTCAATGGACCAAGCGAGACCAGCCATTAGCGTCGTCGTTTTGCTGGTCTGTGATCCCCAACACAGAGTCACCTCGGATACCGCCGGATCTTTCCAACTCTCAAGCGGCTCCCTGCAATATGGTCTTACAGCCGTGGAGAATGGACCGGGATGCTCGGTCTGTCTTTGGCTTAGAGTCAGATTGCTCTCAGCCCACTCGACAACAGATTGCCGTGGAGTCGGTCGCCAGAGTTGTCTGCGGAACTCTAGGATTTCAAGCTCTAGGTCTGTCATCAGAAGAGTTGGTTTATCTTATATTGCATAGCGGTCGTCATATCGATTAACGCCATTCGATCTTTTATTCCGTTAACCAGACGATCCTCAACCTTATGGTTTGCAGCCCAAGACGCATTGCGGTTAAAGATCTCAACCATCATAACAATGTTGTCATCCAGCAGATGCAGCACTCCGTAAAACGGAAGCTTAGTGCGTCTGGTGACCTCAAGAGCGGCTTGGATCTTAGACCAAGAGATCATCCATTCATTCCCAAATGTAGTCTGTAGCTTGTGGAGACCATAGCTACGAGTTTTGACCTCATAGATTGCGGTGATGATTCCTTTAGCCGGATCAAATATGAAGCCATCAATGCGGGACGGCTCTTGGTCTGATATCGACAGAAACTCCAAGCCAGTCTGACGCTCAATAGCTTTGATCGCGATTCGGTTCTGTCGAAGCGATTCAATACCGGCTGGCTTCTGGCAATTTAAGATTTCCACGGGTCCGTTTGATGCAGAGTTTTGAGACATACTTCTTGGACCCAACGCTCTAGCTCGCGCTCTGCGTGTTCGGGATCATGCGGAGCAATGCGACCGGATAACTGTTTTGGCATCGACTTCAGCAGTTGGGACACTGCTCCATCGTGTTCCTGCATTGCCTTTTTGACCCATGCACCGGAGACCAGCGTTCTCTCCTTCTCCGATTGAGCCAGTACGTCATCGCGACTGGAGATAAGATTCTTTGCTGCGGTCGCGTGTACCGAGACCATTCTGCCAGCATCGAGGGACCGAGATTGTAGGGCTTCAACCGCTAAATCATAAGCGGCTCGCTCAATCTTCTTTTGTCGCTCATACGCTCCCTGCGGGGAGTCTTCTGTCGCTAGAGCAGCGTTGATAGCGGCAGATGCTTCTGGAGGTCTGTATGGGCCTCCTGCGAGTTCTGATGCTGGTTGCTGCTGGATCGCAGTCATCCGCTGGAGCGTCGATGGTCTACCGCCAATACCTTTGCGCGATCCTCTCCAAGCATCAGCTTCTTCTGGGGAGGTCAACGGCATCCCTGCTGCGGTGAGTTGTGAGACTCTTCCTTTAGTTAAGCCACTGTGTTTAACGTACTCGGTTTGAGTCATCGCAGTTGGATCGGGAGGTTCTCGGGCTTCATCTTGACCAGTTCTTCAAGACCTCGGGTAACAGTTTTGTAAACCGATTTCTTAGGATCGGGAGCGTAGAACATCGCCACTTGGTCGATGGTGAACGATCCGCTTTTGATGCGGTCTAAATGCCACTTGAGCGTTGAGTGTCCAATGTTGAGGAGTAGGTAGTCTGTGGATAGTGACATAGGGTTTGTACTACAATAGCAAGTTCGCTCGCACAAGATGATCGGTCCCGCGCGATCACC